CTCCAGCCGACGTACGAGCCAAAGTAAAGCGTGATGTCGTTCCCACACACGTTGTCCGCCCAGTCCTCTTGGAACATGTCGCGGATTTCTTGGTCGGTCAGCTCGGGAAAGTCCGGCCTATACTCTGCCACCTTGGCGTCGAAACACGCCTCTTGTGACTCGTAGGGCCGAGTGATACAGCCCGGCAGCAGGTCAAGCAGGTCCGTGTACAGGCTTTGGTAGTACGACGACGTGCCGGGGATCTCATGCAGCTCAAAGGTCCAGTCCCACGGAGCGCACGAACAGCAAGCGTCGCACGTCGGGCAGGTACAGGGCGTGCCGCAGCAGGCGCTACATGGTAGGAGCATTAGTCACACTCCGCGGCGATCAGGAACCAGGCCGTGCCTTCGGCGTGTACTGCACAGTGAGCCGTTGTTGCGGGCGCAGTAATGTTTGCAAACAGATTCAGGGCCGTGGCCGTGGCCGTCGTGCCGTACTTGAACGTAACTGTCTTGCTGGAGTTCTTGGACCAGGCACCGGTGAATGTTGCGATACGGAAGTGACGACCAACTAGAGCACCGCCGAGCCGACGAAACGTCAGCGACTGCGAGCCTCTGTCGCCCTGCTCCACCGCGCGTACTGCCTTGGCAATTCGCTCCGCGGCAGGACGGGTAAACGTCACCTTCTCAACGCCGGCCGGCTTGCCGTCTGGTCGGTTGGGCATGTCAGTCCTCGTAGACCGTCAGCACAAGCCGAGTACCAGACACGGCCGCACTGGCTGCATAGTCTCCGCTCGCCAGCCTCAACACAGCCGCCTCCCCTGCCTTGAGTCGCACCGTCTCGTACAGCGTGCCGCCGCTAAATCGGCCAAACGAAACCGTGTGCGTGCCAGCGGTTGCCAGCGACCGGACGAACGCCAGCCCGAGCGAGCCCAGCGTTGCCGTCGAAACCTGCGTGGCGCTTGTGCCCAGATTGAGAGTCACGGACAGCATGCCCGCAGTGCTCATGTCCGCAGTGATTCCAGAAGCGGAAAAGGATTGCGAAAGCGATCCTTTGGCAACGCGGCCCGTGATCGAATAACTCACGTCTGGCATGGATCAACTCCCTAGAAAGGTGGCGTCCCGAAATACGGCTGAAACTCCACGGCCGGAAACACTCGCAGCCCAGATCCGCCGCCGAGGATGTCGGGAGCCTGGCCGTCAGCTTTCATCGCGCCATTGGCCTCCAATGCCCGAGGCGCGCCGCTGGCGATCTTCAGGTTGGGATCGTCAGGGTCTTTGACCCACGCCCGCTTGAGGACGCCAGCCTCAAGGAAGTTCCAGCCGACGTTAGGTACGAGCAGGTTCCACGTTGAGCGGCGGTAGATCAGCTCTACCGTGATCTTCCAGTAGCGGACTTCCTCGCCATCGACTACCTCTGTTTCCTGCGATCCGCTAATGCCACCGCACTGCCAGGTATAGGCGGCACCGCCCAAGTACGGCGAACTGTTGACGCAATTCGTCACGGCGGCAGCAGTGGCCAGAGGGAACTGCTCACGGTTTCCTGCGATTGTCGCGCGGACCTCGGCCTCAAGCGTCGTCAGCCCCTCGATGTACTCGCCAGCCGTATTCTGCAGCGGGCGAATATCTGCGTTGCCCGCCCCGTGGTAGTAGGTCAGTGCCGGCACCTGAGCCCCGCCGGTTGAGAAACTCCACACGTCGGGCCTGGCCAACGGATTCGGTTCTGCGTCTTCCTGCTTGGAGACTGAGAACCTGTAGCTGATCTCGACGTGGTGCCGGTCGGTCTCGGTGACCGTCGCATCCAGCATTCGCAGGTAATCGAACTCTGGGTGCGCCGCGCCGTGCGCAATGCCGACGGCTCCGATGCAGTCCTGCGTGGGCGTTGGGGCGTCCACCGTCAGTACGTACTTTATTTCGGCGGACGGTGCCTCGCCGAACTTGTGCGAAACCGTCCGCGGCAAAACTTCGCGCAGGCTGAGTACCGCCATTACCCGGCCCCCAAAATGTCTACAGGCTCGGCGCCAATCGCCACCAGGGCCTTGCGGATTTCTTCGAGCTTCGCCAACTGCTGCCGGCGATTCTCAATGGCAGGATCTTCTCGGCCAGTAGCCAGCGACAGAAGCTGGCCAATGCCCTCCTGCGTGCGAATGTCGGCGATCTGCAATGCCTGCTGGGCGGGCCGGGAAAGTTCGGCCGCGATCTCTTGGCGAATCTGTATGCCCTCTGCAGCAAGGTTGCGGAGAGCCTGAGCCGCCTCGCCGCCGTTGATGAGCTTTTGGTCGTAAGCCTTGCGCACTGCGTTGAACTGATCCGCCAGGCGTGCAGTCGGCTTGAGGAGTTTGTCGTCGATCCCGAGGGCGTCAATTTGCCGCTGGCGGTCTTGTTTCTTAGCCTCGGCCGTCGCTGCCTGAGTGAGCCGCAGTCGTTCCTCGGCAGCGGAAATCGCTGCTGCATCGCCCTGCCTCAAGGCTGCGTTGTACGCCTCCTGAGCGGCCCGCTGCTCGTTCGCGATGTCGAGCAAATCACGGTTCAGTTGGACACGGGAAGACTCGGCCGCGGTCAGCCCCTGCGTCGAAAGCTCAGTGACTCGCTTGCGAGACTCTTCTGCGGCCTTGCGCGCTGAGTCGGCAGACGACTTGGTTGCGTCGGCCCTCGCCTTCTCTGCCTCTGTCAACTGCTTCACTGTGGCAATCAACGCCCGCGAGTCCTGATCGACAAACCGCAACGCCCCCTTTTGGTCGAGCACATCATCAGTGATCGCGCCGGCGTACTGGCGAATGCCCTCAAACTGCTTGAGCACGGTGGCGGGCACCTTATCAAGCCCGCCCAACTCCTTGGCCAGAGCGACGATTGCCCCCCTGGCTTCCTCAAGTGAGCCTTGGGCGAACTCGTTGATACTGACTTGCTCAGGCACCTTGAGTGCCTTCTTCACGTCCTCCCCAAGATTGAAGGCCGCGACGCCAGCCAAGTCGGTTTCTTGGCGAAACCGCTTCATTGCAGACTCAGCGTCAGCAATCGCAACCTCGGTGCTCGTTCCGGCGTCCTTGCCTGCAAGCGACCATTCAAGCAATGCGCCTCCAGCGAGGCCCAAGCCGACGACCAGCAGCCCAATGCCCGTGGACGCAAGAAGGCCGCGGATCGCCACGCCGAGCCCGACGGTCGCCACCGCCGCCGCCCCGGTGGCCACGCTGTAGCCCAGCGCCGCGCGAGCCGATGCCGAGAACGCTACCGCAAGCCCAGTGATTGCACCGCCGATTGCCTGCCGGTTGATGAAGGCTAGATAGCCCCCAATGGCAGGCAGCAGGTTCTGGGCCAGCGGAACAGCCACGCGACCGACGAACGCCAAGGCGTTGCCAACGTCCTCGAGCAGCACGGCAAGGGTCCGCGCCGCCTCTGGCACGTTGATGCTCTGTACGAACTTGATGAAGTTGTCAGCGCCTTGCGTCAGCGCGGGCTGCAACTGCGTCAAGATGCGGCCCGCAAGCTCCTGCATCGCCTGGCCAGCCAAGCCAAACGAGTCTCCGATTGCGTCGATCTTCTCAGGGTCGAGCCCTGCGACACCATCGCGGAAGCCGCCAAGGAACGTCTGTGCCGTCTTCAGATTCTCAGGCAACTCACGGAACGTTGGCAGCAACTGCGCGCCGGCCTTGCCGAAAACGGCCACCGCTGTCGCCGCCCGTTGAGCCGGGTTCTCGATGGAGTTAATCGCCGAAGCGATCGTCTGAAACTGCTGCGTGCTGGTCTGCGTTGCCAATCCATCAGCCGACAGGCCGAGAGTGGAAAGAGCCTTGGCGGCTTCCTTGCTGCCACCGGCAGCGTTCGTGATCGTCACCTGCGCCCTGGTGAACGCCTTGGCCAACTCCTCCGTGGACGCACCAGACAAATCGGCCGCCACCTGCAACGTCCGCAGTTCTTGGTACGACACCCCGAGGCTGGCAGCCAGCTGCCGCGTGTTGTCGATGGCGTTTAGTGCCCCGCTCGTGAACGCTTGAAACGTGTTGGCAATCGACGATATGCCGCTGATGAACGCTTTGGAAATCTCCAGCGTCTTGAGTGTGGAGACATCGCGGGCCGTTTGCTTTGCGGCGTAGCCCAGCTTCTGCAATTCCACGACGCCGGCGTTGATACCCTGGGCCATGCCCACGGCAGATGCCGATAACTGAAATCCAATGCCAAGCGTTGCCATACTTCACTTCTGGCCAAGGTCGGCCGCTAACTGCCTGAGCGTTTCTGCAATCTGCGTTGGGTGCTGCGGTGCCTTGCGTTCCACCGGCACGAAGTCTTGAGCCTCGGGGACTTTGTTTTTGCAGTACGGGGCCAGCACCGAACTTGCCAGCATTCCGGTCTGCAGCCAAGGATTGTCGAGCGGACGAAACCAGCGGCTGTAGGCGATCCACTGCGAGAACTCTCGCGAGTCCATCGCGTCGATCTCTGCCACCGTTTTCTTGAGGTGCGAAGCCAGGTCGAGCTTGAAACGCAAACTCGGCCTGGCGTTCATTCCCCCGCCAGTTTTTGGATTTCCTCCTCTGTCAGCGCGTTGTGCTTCAGGGCCGCCTTCCACAGTCCATGGATCTGGTCAACGCTCTTGCGCTTCAAAGCCGCCACGCCTTCGTCACCAGGAAACAGCAGCGTGCCCTTGTCATCACACAGGCAGCGAGCGAGCAACTCAGAACGAAAGTCTGGAATGACCGGCACGGACTTCGACTGGGCCTCGAGCAGCTTGACCTCGTAACTGTCTCGGTCGCCGACGGTCATCAGCCGAACGCACACCTCACCGCCCCAGGCAGGCACTCTGATGATCTTGGCGTCGCTGGCTTGCTCAATCTGATCTCGCGTTAGCGCTGGCATGGTTTCACCCGTCAAGAAATCTGAACGTCACGGTGTAACGGGTCACGCCGTTCAACTCGGGCGCGACGGTCAGTCCTTCATAGACTGCCTGAGTCGTCAAGGTGGCGCCGCCGCCGGCAACCGTGAGCGTGCCGAGGACGCCGTAGTTACCAGTAGCAACGCCTGCGATGCCGAGGCAGGTCAGCGAAAGGCTTCCAACTTCGTCTGTCCATGCGGACGCACGACCTTTGGCCGGGCCGCCTCCATACTGCCACGACAGGCCCGTGACCTCGGCAAACGTCGTACTGGCAAAGGTCGCCGTGATGCCTGTGCTGTAACTCGCCACGGACGCCTCCGTAGCTCAAGCCAGCTGGAACTCGGCCGAGCCCCGAATGGCGTCGTTGACGGTCAGCGTCACCGCAGACGAATTGCACGTTGCCGTAGCAGAGACGGAGATCCCGCCGGTAATCGCCAGCGTGCCGGTCGTGTTCTGTGCGATGACATTGGTGCCGATGTACTCGATCGATACGCTCTTGCCGGTGTCCCCGCCCTGCGTGCCGACAAGCGGCCGGGCGATCGAGAGAACGCTGGCCCCGGTGGTCAGGCCGAGGTGCGAGATGTCAATGTTGTCGGCGCCGCCACCAGTTGACCCGATGGTGTAGGTGATGCTGGTGACCGTGAAAACAGTGCCACCGAAAGAGAACGTCGTGCCAAGGCCAGAATGCGGGGTCGCTGCCATGCGTCAACTCTCCTGCCAGCGGATGTCGTAGCTTTGCGTGACCTGATACGCCGGCGGCATTTCTGCACCGCCGAGTGAAACGAAGTCGTCGCTCTCGTTTTCGAGCGATACCTGATCCACAACCGTATTATCAGCCTGCCCCCCGTACCCATCCAGAACGCGACGCAAGGCATCGGCCACCTCCCGCGTCTGGTCGTACGTGACGCCGTACGCCTGAAATTCGACGGTCACGCGGGGCATCCCCATCGGGTTCCCAAGGGTCTGCTCCCGTTGAATCCCCGTGCGCCTCCACGTCACGAAAGGCAGGGTGGCCGACGCCGGGGCAAGCACGGGGTAGATGCGCAGCCCAACTAGCGTAGTGACAGACGTGCTGCCAACGAGGGCGGCTCGAAGGACGGCCTCTGGGGATTTCATAGGCCGAAGTCTCCGTATTTCTTCTGGGTCGCGCGGATCGCCGCCGACAGCGACTTCCGCATCTCAACGTCCAAGATGCTTTGCATCTGGCCCCGCGTTGACTGGAAAGCCCGTGTCAGCGGCTTGCGAGCCGGGCTGCCGCGCACCTGGCCGGTGGCGATGAAGTCCACTGGGTAGCGGCGGACGCCGGGCCGGAAGAACGGGCCGCGGCTGTTGAACGACGACAGGATCCCCCGCCCAGACGCCGGCTCCTTCCTGCGTTCAGTGAGCGTGCGAATGCGACCGCCCAGGACTACCCTGCGGCGGCTGACACGCTTCGACTTTCCTGCCGTTCGCGGGGCAGTGCCATACTCGACCAGATGCGAGTGGTATGCCCTATTCGGCCCCTTTAGCACGCTGCCGCCGATGAAGGCTGGCGTAGCGCCCTTCTGGCTCTTGCTGTTCACCGGACGCCGGAACCCGACAACCACTACGGCGACCGGCAGCTTGGCCTTGTTGTTTGTGTATTTCCGCTCGACCTTGCTGACGCTCGCCAGCAGATTCCCCGTGATCTCGCCAAGGGCCGCCACGTTTTTTTGCAGGGCTTCCTGTCCTGGCTTGGCGGCCTTGCGAAGCGCCCGCAGTTGGTACTTCGTGCTGATGTCGCGGGGCAGCTTCTTGAGCTCAGCCACGATGTCAGCGAGCGGCTCCAGTGCAAACAGGGCTTTCGCCTTCTTGCCTCGCCCTAGTGCCAACTTCATAAGCGGCGACTGATTGCCGCCGGCAAATACGCTCGCCATTAGGGGATCGTCTCCTGGCAGATGATCTCGTGCTCGCTGCGGTTGCCACGCTCGAGCAGGCTGACGATCTCAAGCGTGCGGTTCCGCCAGGAGAACCGCATATTCTGCGTCAGCCCCGGCAGATATCGCATCTTCACACGATGCGTTACGGAAATCTCTTGCTGCCCGAGCCCGAGCGACTCTCGCGCCGTGACGCCCTCCACGCTTGCCCAGACGGCAGAGGAGTCGCTCCATGACAGCACCGTCTCGCCGAGCGTGTTGGTGGCACCACTGGCGACCTGCACCGTAATCCGATCGCGGAGTCTGCCGGCGTCGATCATCGGTAGGAACCCCACCGCTGCGAGTCAAGAAGCGACTTCACGCCGAACTCGATTTCCTTGGAGATGCTGCCCGTCAGCACGCCGCTGCGGGAACCGTCGTACCAGTGCCCGACGAGCATCAGCATGGCGTGCCGGATGGCCGCCGGGACGCTGGCCCCGCTGGTGCCGTAGCCTGCCCACCACGTCACCGTCACGGCGTTCTGGTCGTCTAGGTTCGCCGGCCACGTCCCGGCACGCAGCTGCCGCACAACGCCCGGCGTTGCGCTCCTGTCCACTCGGTACTGCGATGCCGACAGGGTGGCCGTAGAATCGTCCCCCAGCGTGTAGGTGACCGCGACCGTCGTGGCCGTGCCGCTGGCCACCATCGGCGGCCTAGGCAGCTCGAACTCATAGGGAAACGAGTCGAGCCGCATGACGTACTGCTGGTGGATCAGGGCACGGTCAAGGTACTGCTCCACCCACTCCCGAGCCGCCGTGATGAGCGTGCCGATGTAGGTGTCGTCGGTGTCGGCATCGACACGCAGATGGGCCTTGGCTTCGGCGAGCGTGACGGGCTCAACCGCCGGGGCTGTCTGGCGAGTCAGGCTGCGGTACTGCACGGGGGCGTCCTCGTTTGCGGGGCGTGGCATCAGCGGTTTCGGCCTGGTGTTCCACGGCCGCCGTCTCGATCAGCGTCTGCGTGTCCTCGACGGCGATGCCTCGCCGTATCCAATCGTTCGCCATTCCATCCGGCACGTCTGGCAGAACCTGCCCACGGCGGTAGACGCGATAACTCTGCACCATTCGTATTTTCATGACTGGGGCACACTCCATGCAGTTCCGGGTCGCTTCATGGTGTTCGTGAAGTCGGTGGCCCACTGAAACACCGGCTGTGCCAGATCTCGGCCAGGCCACGTCACCATGTATTCGCCGTGGCCCAGAACGACCCGCGGCGAGACAAACACACGGTTTCCGCTTTCTCGCCAGTTCTTCCACCACCAGATATCCGGGTCCAGCCTGCCCTCATTCCATGACTTGTCTGGACCCGGCTGGCTCCAGAACCACGGCTTGTTGTTTCGCTTCAACGCCGCCGTGCTTATGACCGTCAGCCCGAAGTGCGCCGAGTCCACTTCCTGCACGGGTTCGGCAAACCACGACATCGGCAGCGTGGACTTCTCGCCGTCCATCACTTTGCCCAGCGTTCCCTTGAGCGTGAGCATGGGCCGCCCGTCTTCCCGCTTGGTCTGGAGCCCGGTGATGGCATCGCACTGGAAAGCCATCGCCAGCGAAAGCAGGTGCTCCACGTCCGCCTGGGTGAAAAACGTGTCGTAGTCGATGGTGAGCAGGTACTCGCACTTGTCGATGAATTGCTCCATGATCCGGGTGTGGACCTGATCCCAGAAACAGCCGGTGCCCATTGTCGGCCGAATGCCGAGCGGCATGAGCGCCTGAGCCCATGCAAAATGGTTACTCGTAAAACTCAACCGAGGCATCGAGAGGATCGCCTCAACTCGGATGTCTACCGACGTGTCGCCAACCTTGACCAGCATGGGCAGCCTCATAAATGGGAACGGCAGGCAGAGCGTGGTGCCCTGCCTGCCGTTCACTGTGCCGGTCGTGTCAAGCGTCAGCCGGCGACGTTGACGGAAACGCCCTTGGTCGTGGCGTCGTATGGGCCTTCTTCTGCACGCGAGAGCCGAGCCGCCACCACGATCACCGTGTCGGTGTTCGGGCTGGCGTTCACGGCCAGGTACCGCTTCTTGCCACGGCAGTCCACCTCAAGCCTGCAGACCGTCATAGTGCTGGAGACCGTCTGGCCCGCGTAGGCGGCCGGAACGAGCGAGGAAGTGAACCCCGACACCGTCTCGGTCACGGCGGTTGCGGCGTCGCCCTGACGCAGCGTGAGCGTCTGCGCCACGCTGGAGGTGCTGACGGCCGGTCCGAAGATCACGTCAATGCTGGCGTGATCGAAACCGAGCGTGTCGAGCGTCAGCGTGTTCGTCTGCGAGCTCGTGTAGACCGACGCCTTGCCAGCCACCGCACTCTTGGTCATCGCTGCATGGATCATCTGTCAGGTTCTCCTAGAGAGTGAAGTCCGGGTCAGTTCGCGGCGGTACGAAGGGCAATCACAGGGCCAGCCTCGCTGGTCGATCCCAGGCTGTGGAAGTTCGCGGTGGCCCGCACGACGCCCGAGACGAGCGTCTGGTCGAGTTCCACGAACCGCTCCTGGCTGACCCGCAACTGGTACGCCTGGCGGATGCCGAGAGCACCGGCCATGGCCAGATCGCCGAACAGCACCTTGACCTTCGACGTGTCGCTGCCAAGCGTGCTGTTCATCGGGAACACAAGCGTGACCGGGTAACCGAGGAACGTCAGTCCGAAGCCGTTGGACACGCTGGCATTGCCGCCCTGGGCAAGATCCAGCCGCTGCATCGCAGCGTGGTAGCCAGCCGGCGAGATGTACCAGCGGGCACCGGGCAGGGCGTACCGAGGGCACTTCGCCAGCACCGACAGGAAGTCTTCCTTGTCGAGCGTCTCAAACGACACGTTGCCAGTCAGCGCCGTCACCATCGAGGCAGTGAAAGACGCCGTGGCGATCTTCACGGCGATGCCGTGATGGCCACCGTAGCTCGAGGTGCCGTCGCCGATGAAGACCGCTTCATCCAAGGCGCGGGCCACGGCGAGGCTGTGCTCAGTGGCGATCAGGTCGGCGACGCCCACGCCATCGGCGAAGAGCTCGTTGGAAACCTTCGTTGCCACCCCGAACTTCTGAGCGACGAGTTGCACCTGCGTGCCACTCATGTCGCTGTAGGAAAACTCGCTGTTCTCGCCAAGCCAAGCACCCGTGACGCCGCTGATCCGCTTCGGGATTGACAGCACGTCGCTCGACATGGCGAAGTTCTGCAGGGCCGTCGGGGCCACGCCATACGTTTCCACGTTGCGGATGATTGTGGAGGACAGCTCCTCTGGGACGGCGAACCCGCCAGCCGAGTTGACCCCGCCCACCATCGTGCGGGCCTCAACGCCGTGGTCGTTGCACCACCGCTTGGCCTCGGCATCGCCGGCGTAGGTTGCCTGGAGCCAACGGCCGACGCGGTACGCATCCTCGTGCGAGCGGAACGCCTTCAGCGTCCGCCCGTCGCGGACCGGCTCAATGCGAGCCTTCTGCTCCTCGGCGCGAACTTCGGGCGCCGGGGCACAACGCTCGGACACCTTCCGCAGATTGGCGGCCGAATCGGTCACCTTCTGCTCAAAGTCGATCTGCCCAGTCAGAGCCTTGGCCTTCTCGGTCAGACCTGCAAGCTCAAGGTTGCGGGCTTCGAGGTCGGACTTGTTGTCGGAGTCGAGCGCGGTCAGAGCGTCGATCCGCTCGGCAACGTCGTTGGCTTCGGCGCGGAGGGCAGTGAGGCGGTCCATGTCGTGATGTCTCCAGCGGCGTGATTGCCGATGGGTTCACGATGCACCTACCTACCCGCCCCCTTGCAGAACCGCACTTCGGAAACTGTTGTTTTGACAAACACCACGCCACGCGCGCCGCACCGTGGGCATCGCACGTAACGCTGCCGCTCATCGCCGCAGGCGCGGCTGGAGCGTGTCCGCAGTTTTTCGCCGCACTTGCAGCGAGGACCGTCAGACATTGCGAAGCCTCAGAATGGCAGCCCAGGCGGCGGCGACGCCCCGCAGGGTCGAACGCACAGAATCCGCCTGGGCCGCCGGTTCTGAGGATTGCAAATGCAGCCACGCCTCGTACGACCGCATGGCCACGGCAATGCTGGTGCTGCTATACGCCGGCGTCACCACTGGACCCATCTCGAACAGCCCAGACGCCTCGACCACCTCGCGGATTGCCTTGCCGGTTTCGTCCGTAGTGAACCGTTCACCGCCACGCTGGGCAACCGTAAAGGCGAACGAACTGCCACGCAGGTTGCGAGACCGTACCAGGGCCAGCACGTCTCGTCCTGCCTGCGTGTCTGGCGGCTCCACGATGTACGACACGCCACGCTCGTCCGACGTGATCTCAAGCGTGCCTGCCGCCTCGCGGCCGAGTAGCCAGTTGGAATCGTGGTTGAAGTAGCTCACGATCTCCTGCCGGCCACGCTGCCGGCTCAGGATCTTGTCAAACGCCCCCGGCAGGATTCGCTCGCGGAACCCACCGAGATCCACGCTAAGCCGGTTGTACGGGATCGCCACTCCGCGGATCGCCTCGCGACCGTTGGACCGTGTCTCGACAACGAGCTCCACTTCCGGGGCATCCTCAACAAGCAGCGAGCGGCGTTCAATTTCCATCTGCGGCGTTCTCCGTGTCGTCTTCGGCGTCATCGGCTGGGGTGTCTTCCGCCTCTGCAACGGGCGGCTCCTGGCCGATCTTGTCCAGCGTGGTCATGTTCAACTGCACGAAATGCTGGTCACCTGCCGCCCCGATCGGGTTGAGGTTTTCCGCCTCGCGGATTTCGTTGATCGTCATCCATCCGTTCTGCAGGGCCGACACATAGAACGCCGCCCGGCTGGCGTGGTCACCACGCAGCAGGCCGTTGACGTTGTGCTCGGCGAAGTACGTCTCGTCGTCTTCGATCAGGTCGCGGCTGATTGCCGCCTCCCACCGCTTCAAATGCGGCAGCAGGCAATGCTGCACGAACTCCGTGCCTTGCACTTCGATGTTCGAGTAGGTGCTGCGGCTGAGATCCTGCACCATGTGCGGCGGCACCCGGAACACGCGGCAGATTTCCGTGACGGCAAACTGCCGGCTCTCCAACATCTGGGCCGCCTCGTTGCTCTGCGAGAGCTCGTGGGCCTTCACGCCGTTCGGCAGGACGGCCGTGCGGAACGCACGATCCGGGCCGCGGTGCATCCGCTCCCACTGCTCGCGGAGCCGCTCGGCTGCCTCCACCGGAATCGGGTTGTCCGACTCCAGAATCACGCCCGGCCGGGCACCATTGCCGAAGTAGGTGGCCGCGTGGGCCTCCAACGCCTGAGCGAGACCGAGCACGTTGCGGAACAGCCGGTAGGTCGGCATCGGCGTCACGCCGTCCTCGGTGTGATACCGAAGGGCGAAGATCTGCCCCTGCCGGTAGATCGTCTGCCGGCCGTTCGGCTCGCGGTACAGATACCGCAGGCTGCCGTCCTCAAGCCGCTCGACTTCCATCCGGCTCGGATGCAGTGGCCAAAGTTCCGACACCGGGCCGCGGGCGCCGGCACGGATCTCGGCGTAGCTGGCCCCGTAGTTCAGGTACAGCGCCGTCATCAAGTCGCGGAACTCTTGCGCCGTCTGCCAAGGGTTCGGCTGCTGGTGTAGCAGACGGTACAGCGGGTGATCCCACGCCTTTTCCTTGCCGCCGCTGGCGATCCGGCGGTACAGGTGCAGCGGCAGCGCCGACACCCCGTCAGAGATCACACGAATGCAGGCCGTGTAGGCCGCACACGCCAAAGCATTCTCTGGCGTGACCCGCACGCCAGAGGCTGTGCGGCCGCCGCCAACCTCGGCCCAGTCGATGCCACGCAGGTCGATCATCCTGTAGTCGTTGGTGGCCGTTTCGCTCATAGCGTCATCATGTCCCAGGATTGCTCTGGCGTGGCTGCGGTCGCTTTCTGCCACAGCCCGATAGCCATGACGAGCGACACGATGCCATCTATGCGTTCTGTGCTCTTGGCCTTGCTCGGCTTAATGTTTCCGGCTGCGGAATCCTGCTGGATGGCCACGTTGGAAGCCTGCCACGACAGCACTGGGTGCCCACCATGCAGCACCTTTCCGCTCACAACAAGGTTCTCCAGCTGCTTGCTAGGTGCCGACAAAGAGCCGTAGCCCTGCCGAAAGTCTGACATGGGGAGTCCGTCACCTTGCAGTTGCTGGCCGAGCTGTGCGGAGTTCCACGGGTCTAGGCCGATGCCGCACACCTTGTATTTGCCGGCAATGGCGTTGATGTCCGAACGCACTTGGTCGAAGTCGGTCACGTTGCCATTTGTCATGTGCAGGTGCCCCTGCCTGTGCCACGTCAGGTATGGCACTTTGTCGCGTCGCTCTCGCTGGTGAGCGTTGTCGCTCGGTATCCAGAAGTGTGGCTCAATCCAGAACGTGCCATCATCTAGCGGGAACAGCAGCACCAGGGCTGTGGTGTCGAACGTCGTGGCCAAGTCCAGCCCGGCCCAGCACTCGCGGCCCGCGAGATCCACCGGGCACGGCTTACCGCCTTGAGCCCAGTGATCCATGCGCAGCCACCTGGTGCTCTGTTCTGTCCACTGGTTCAGATACAGCTGCCGGAAAGTGTTCTCGTACGTCGGCATCTCAACCGCTCGAGCACATTCACTCCGCAGGAAGTCAAGACGCACCGAGACGCCGAGATTCGGATTGGCAGCAGCCCACGTTCTCTCGTCCTTCCAATCGGCCGCAGGATCAGCACAGTAGATTGCCGGCAGGAACGTCTCGTCTTTCACGGTGCCGGCGGCCACCGCTTCGGCGTATTTCCAGATTTCCCAGCAGACGCTTTTGCGGTCAAAGCCTGCCGTAGTGAGCGCCACCGTGAGCGGCTGACGCCGAGCACCTTGGCTGCTAAGCATCACTTCCCACATTTCGCGGTTGCTTACATGTAGCTCATCGAAAATCACGCCGTGAGCCGAGAGCCCGTGCTGGATTCCAGCCTCGGCGGAAAGTGCCTTGTACGTTCCGTGCGTCGCCTCTCGCACGATGGCGTTGCGGTAGACCTTCAGATGCTGACGCAGCACCGGCGACTGCTCGACGTAGACTCGGGCCATGTCAAAGACGAGCCGGGCCTGATCGCGTGAGGCTGCACAGGAATACACTTCACAGCCGGGCTCGTTCTCCATCAGCAGCTTAAGGGCGATGCCAGCACACAGGCTGCTCTTTCCGTTCTTGCGCGGAATCGCCAGTAGGCTTGTGCGGACTTTTCGAACGTCGCCCTCTGTGGCAAAGAGCTTTCGCACGTAGTCCTGCTGCCACGGCTCAAGCGTGAACGGCTTGCCGCCGAGCTCGCCCTTGGCGTGCGTCAGGTGCTTGTGAAAGAAACGCACCGCCAGGCACGACGAGCACTTTTCGCACGGGTGCTCAAGCGAACATGCGGGCGTCTTCTTCGTCTGCTTGCGGGCCATTCTCAACCGCCGAGACACGGGCCAGCGCCGAGGCCGTTAGGCCGAACTCGGCCGCGAACTTCAGCATCTGGTTTCTCGCGTCGCGCTTGCGGGTCCACGCCGGGTGATTACTTACCCTACCCTTGTCGTCCATGAACGTGGCCCCGTTGGCCTTGAGCTCACGGTCTGCCTCAATCATGTCGGCGAGCGAGTCGCAGTAGGCGGCCAGCGTCTGTTGGTGCCTGGGGCTCATGACCTTCGACGCCTCGAGCATGGGCACGATCCGCACCCACTCCTCTCGGGCTAGATCCGAGAGCCAGTGAGGAGCGAGTGGCACGCCTGGCGGCGCGTCGATGCCCGACTTGTGCGGCCCCCTAACGCGAGCCCCGCGAATCTTAAGTAGCGGTTTAGGCGTCGGCTTCCGGCCCTTGCCCATCGGGCAGCCCTCCCAAAGTTGCAATTTCGGCCACGCGTGCGATCGAGGAAACCATGGGGTTTAGTATCCGGCACCACACTATGATTCGCACCGCCCCACCCCCTCGCGGGGGGGCTGACGCTACCCCCCCCGGCTCGGCCGCGTTTCACGCAGCGTCTTGCGTGCATGGCACGCCGCGCAGCGGCACGCCCCGTTGGCTAAGTCATACCGCTCGCCACCTTGAGCGATTGGCACGACGTGATCAGCGTGGTTTGCTTGGTCGATCCTGCCACAGTCCACGCATGCGAATGCGTGCCGCGTCAGCACAGCCTGACGCCACTTCCTGTGCGCCACAGAGCAGTACCCACGGGCAGCCGCGTTCGGTCGGCCTGAGTCGTCACGCCTCGTGGCGCAACGTAGACGCGGCGGCCTGTGAGTGGGGATGCGAGTAGGCATCAGGACTTGAACGACACGATCCCGGTCGTGCCGGTGCTGTTAGTGGTGGACGACACGACCTTGAGGAACGACACGCCAAAGACCGCATCCGGCAGGGCATAGATACGCCCGGCCGTGCTCGAAGGGCTCAGGGTGATGTCGGCAACGGACCCGTCGCTGTTGTGCATACGGGAGAACGTGCCATCGGCCGACGTGCTGCCCCACATTTGCAGGCTCGTGGCATTAGTACTCATGGTGCCGAGATTCACGACTCCACCGGCCATATCGTCCAGCCGCAGGGTGGTGGCGAGAGCAGTGGCAGTATGCAGCGTGATGGCAACGTCTCGTTCGTACCGCTTGATCTTGACGTGGGACATGGTCTATCTCCTGGCTCGGGTTGTGGCCCGCATCGTGGCCCGTGCGTTCACTGTATAGGGTGAGCGTCGGTTTCTTGCAGTTGTGGCCCGATGCACGGCCTTTCGCTTCAGCCTACCCTTCGCCAGCGACTCCGCCGGAGGTTGCTCACCGCACACGGACCGGCCAACCAGGCACCACGTTGAAATCCGACGGCGCGGGTTGCGGGGACGGCGGCGCCTGCAATCCTGTCATGTACTCCGCCTCGGTGATCTCCTCAACGGCGCCGCTGCCGAGGATCTGCGGCAGGATCGTAGCGGCTGGCTCCCACGTTGCGAACTCGTCATGCACCGCCAGTACGACCCGCCCTGATCCGTCCCTGGGCGATACGGCCACCGGGTCAAAGCATGTCAGCGTCCTGCCGTCTGCGGACGGATGCCCCCACGCAGCGTCCAATTGGAGCCGGATCGTTTCGTACAGCGACAGGTCTGCCGTGCGAAAAAACCTCATGACAGCGACACTCCCCACTTTGTGGCGAGATACTTTTCGACCGATGACAGCTCTGAAGCCGTCAAGGTTCTGCTGTACAACAGGATTTCGGCTACCACGCCAGAAAAATATCTTAGAGTTGAGCCGTCTCTGCCAACTTGAAAGACTGCATCAGTCTCGTTTGAGCCGGACGCAAAAGTCCCAGCCTGAGTCCCCTGGGTGCCGTTGACCCGCACCGTAAATGTGGTTGCGTCGATTGTGGCCAGGACGATCTGAGAACTATCGGCAACAACACCACCGACGGTGCTGTTAAACAGCGCACTTCGGTACGATGCCGTCCATCGATTGGGAGTTGTTCCTGTATTGACATTGACGCCATTAGCAGATGAACCGCGAGCAAACAGCAGTGCCTCAAAATTGGACTTTGTGTCAACCATTTCCGCATCAGGTATCACGGCGATTGCGTACGTTACATACCCAGACAGTGAATTTGCGTTGAAGGTAGTGTTGATCTGGTCATTAATGCCGTCAAAATACAACGCACCTTTCCCGTTCATTCCAGACGCTCTGTATTCAGGTCGATTGTTGGCGGTCGTCTGCGTGGCCGTAACCCCGCCTACCTTGCTATTCCATTGCGACACGGCGCCGCTGACTGTCGTGATCGTGGAGGCGTCAGCCCCGTCAAGCCATAGTTGCAGGCTGCCGATCGACGACGGGTTGAAGCCCGTGGCCCGTGGCCGCAACAGCCGTCCGCTCATGCCCATGGCGTCAGTTCCTCGTTGCGTCAGGCTTGCCGTCGTTCACCAGCCGCGGCTGCAGTGCGTAGAGCAGTTTCGTCTGCTCGCTGATGGTCTGGCTAATCTCTTGCTGCGTCTCGCTTAGTTGCCGCACGAACGACCGATGCTCCTCCACCAGAGGCAGTAGCACGTCGTTCCGCAGCACCCAGCCGGCAGCCAAGGCGACCAAAGTGGGAAATCCCCACCGTTCGATGATGCTGAAGAGCGTTTCCTTCGTCGCGTCCGTCATGGTGTCTCCTGCATTGCCTGCATCGCTGCCCGGTTCTCGCGGCTGTCGAGCCACCAGCGAATGAGGATCTTCACGATCTCGCTGATCAACGCCGACAGGACGAGCGTGAGGATGATCCCCATGCCGTACTGCTGCCGCCGCCTCTTGAGCGACTTGGCAAGGAACGAGCCGACGACCTCAGCCTCACCAACGTCGCACTGCCGCAGGACCGGAGCGGGCCAGCGACGCACGGCGTCGTCAACGACGCGGGCGACGGTATCACGCCCCGCAATACGCAGCCGCAGGGGCAACCGTCCGTAGACGTAGGCAGTCAGGTCGTCGCGGTTCACTGGCACCTCCCGTCAGAGCATGCCTTTCCGGTGCCCTTGCACTCCGGGCAGGTGATGACGATGCGGCCGTCCGTGCTCATGCGTCCGGTGCCGAGGCACTTGGGGCACTTGCCGGCTGGCACCACGGGCTTCGGGGGGGCTGGCGTCGGGGCCGGCTCATGCCGCATCTGCACGACCATTCGTGCTGTCTCGGCGGCCAGGTCAGCGGAGACACCGTGGTCCGATGGCAGCGTAGCAACGCACCCGGCGAACACGACGAGCAAGGCGATAAGAAACCGCATCACAGGATTCCTCGCAGCCAGTTGTCGGGCAGGGCGGTCGGTTGGAACCCGCTGTAGCCCGCGTAGACGTAGGAGTCACGGCCAGAGCACATGCGGTCGATCACTTCCGCGTCGGCCCAAAACGAGCAGTTACGGACGGCCTCGGGCATGTCGTGCGGGTAATGCTTGCCGACCGTGTTGGAGTCGCCCCAACTGTTGAAGATCAACACGCCGGGCCGCTTGCCGAAGCGGACGCCACCCCCGAAAAGGCAATGCCACCAAACCCCGCCAGCCTTGCAAAAGCCGTCGTCGTCACGGCTCATTGAAAAGCCTTGGCCGCTGCAGAAAACGATTCCGTAGCCATTGGACAAGGCTTTTGCACATTCCACGAACGACGTGACGAGCGTCGTCTCCGAGCACCGCCGCTCCTTGGCGAACGGCTCGAGCACGTCGGGCACACCGTTCCGGCCCCAGTCGCGATCACGGGCCTGCTTGCCTTCCTCGCGGATGATCGTCCCGGCGTAGTCCACGCCGTAGTGCAGGCAGCCGTAGTCGCGGACGCTCTTGGCAGCGTGAAACCCGGTGGACCCGTCGCCACCAGTGTTCGACCGCTGGCCCCTGGCCTCCACCCGAGAGAACCCGTACAGGCTCGACTCGATCACGCGGCCCTTCCACGTCTCCGGCTCTTTCCGCCAGTGGATGTCGCACGCGGCGAGCACGTCCACGGCGAGCGACGCGCCCCAGCCGACACAACTGCCAACGTTGCCCTGCGAGCCGCGACGCCATGACGGCGAGCACGCCAAGAGCGCCGGGTAGAGCATCACGTCTTCGCCGGCCGCCCGCAGGTCAGGCCCGGCTTGTGCCAGCGTCGGGTGCCGCAGCGTGGCTACGAACGACTCGGCACCTTCAGGATCGGGGACGTACCCCATGCCACGGTCGGCCATGTCTCAGCCCCCCGCCCATGCCAGAGCCTTCGCCAGTTCGACGTAACGGCCGCGAGTGTCGGCAGTGACCGGCACGTCGTCAGATCCCAGCACGGCCTTGTACGAGGCTTCCACGGCCCCCCTGAGCGATTCGTGGCTGCCGGGAGCGTGACCGCCGATCCGCCGCCATGCGATATCGAGAGCAACGGCGGTGAAAGCCCGCAGCTCGCGGGTGTCGCGGAACGCCGGCTGGAGAGCCGTTGACTCGGCAGCCACAACGACGCCGGCCTTGCTCCACACCTCACGCCAGAGTGCCCGGTCGGACGCCGGGAGCGACCGTAGAGCGTCGGCGACCGGCTGGACCGTCTGACGCATGGACTCGCTGGGCAGGTCCACCGTGACCGGCCGAGTCGGCAGGCTCGGGAGCGACGGCAGATTTCCCCACGCGGCCCACAGGATCAGCCCTGCGGCGACTGCCCTGCCGGCCGTGCCGGCGTAGGGCTTGCCACGCTTCCAGGCTTCAATGAGCCACGGGGCGGCTTTGTGGAGATGTGGGCCAGCGACGAGAGCAACCGCCGCCACAACGGCCCCGGCGCGAAAGAAATCATCGGTGCTCACCGTAGTGCCTCCGCTTGGACCACGATCCACCGGACCAAGGCTTCGCCTTGCGGCGTCTTGAGCACGTCGGCCAGCCGCCTGGCCAGTTCGTCATCGACCGTCGCCTTGGTCTGGCTGGCGAGCCACTCGACCGCGTCAGCCACGACGATCGACCGCTTATACGGGTCGGCCTCGGCCATGAACGCCTGTCCGTACTTCAGCAACGGCGACCACTTCTGGAGCAGCATCAGCGACTGCCAGAGGTTCAGGTTGCCGTACTGCTGCAACTCGCTCGGCGTCGCGCCGTAGTTTGGCATGGTGTTGCCCTCCTGTCCTTTGATTGTGCGTCGTTTACCGGCGATCCTTGCAGTTAGTCATCCATCAGCCGCCGCACGGCGTCTTGAGCCTCGCGGCTCAGCGACAGCACACGAATGCCACCAAGCCCGTAGCTTTTGCGCACCCGGCGGGAGTGCCAATCGTCGTGCGTCCACGACGCTTGAATGGCCGTTACAGCAGCAGCGACGGCAGGGGCAAGCGACAGCCCTGCCCGAGACGCGGCAACCTCGGCGGCATCTGGAGGCGGCATTCGCTTGGGCTTGAATCGCAGCGAGCGGTCATTGCGGAGCGGAAGGCTCCACACGTCGCGCAGCCGGATCACCTGATCTTTGCTGACTGTGTACCGGACGCACAGCTCCGAAATCGGAACGTGTGTCAGCCAGTCGGCCCGAAACGCCTGCACACTAATCGTCGCCGTGTTGCCTCGCATGCTCCAGCCAATGCATGAGGGTCCGCTGACCAGGGTTGTGGAAGATCCGCCAACCAGCCTGCCGCATCGACCGGTGAAGCCCGACGTGCTCGATGTCGCCGTTGATGGATCGATACTCGTGCTCAAAGAACGGCTTTGCTCGGTACAAGGTGGCCGCGCCGAAACTTGAATACACCTCAACCGGGTGAGCACCAGGCGGCGGCAACCAGAAATGAAACCACGGCTCAAAGCGTGGCTCCCAGCCGTAAGCCCGGAACGCCCATTGGTCATAGTGCGCCCACGCCGGCTTTTCGTTTACCAGCATCGTCGGATGCTGGAATAGCGACGTACTGGCCATGCACGCGGCGTCAGGAATCCTGCCGAGCCATCCAAGTCCGTTGATCAGGCCGTGCACGCTCCATCCGCCAATCGGGTCCAGATCGACCGCGAGAACGTAATCAGCGTCAGGGTGCAAGTCGGCAGCGATCTTGCGGTAATGGTTCCGATATTCGGCATACGCCTCTACACGGGCCGACTCAAACCCGCTGTAGTGCGGTCGGCCGAGATCCTGAATCACGGCCGTCACCTGCCCAGGGTGAGC